CCTTCGGTATGGTCATAGCTTGCATTTGCTGTTGTGCTACCGCCTTCAGCATGTGAATAAGTACCTAATGCTTTCGTACTTCCGCCTTCTGAGTGAGATGCTTCTCCTGATGCTGTTGTACTACTTCCTTCGGAATGAGAAGCTGTTCCGGTTGCTTTAGTACCACTACCTTCAGCATGTGAAGAATTTCCAGTTGCTTCTGTACCTCCCCCTTCAGCATGAGCCGCATCCTTTGTAGCTACACTATATGCTCCTTCGACATGAGAATAATTTCCACTAGCTTCTGTACTATAACCTTCGGAGTGAGAATAATTTCCACCTGCTGTTGTGCTTTGCCCTTCTGAATGAGATGCCGATCCAGTTGCTGTTGTACTAAATCCTTCAGCATGAGACTGAAGGCCATTACTTTGACTATATCTTCCTTCAGCATGAGAATAATCACCAGCTGCTACTGTATTATAACCTTCAGCATTAGAAGAATTTCCATTAGCTTCACATGAACTTCCAAGTGCAGTAGAATTACTCCCTACTGTTGTACCGCTTTTTCTACCCATAGAAAGGGAACTCGTAAAAACCGGATTCTCCTTATCTGCTTTTTTACTTACTTCTGCTTCGAACTCCTGTTGTAGCACATACAAAACACTTTCACCGGCAATTGTTATGTTACTTGCATTGCTGATTTGCAAAGAAATCCGTAGCCTTCTTTCTACTCTGGCAAAAGTTCCACCCGAAGGTATCAGATCTGCTTCATCTCCGGCATTTGCATATGCATACAAAACTTCCGTGCCATCGCATTCCGCAAATATACCAAGTTCCCGGAAATAATAATCCTGCTGATACATTGTATTATTCAAGTCGATTTCCAGTGTACACGACTTAGCATTGACGGACTTTCCGCTTATAGGCAACGAAAACAGTCCGTTTATCATCTCTTCCACTTCAACATTTGTTTGCTTACCATCTCCAATTACGGCTTTGGTAAACTGTAGATTCAAACCACTTTGGGCCTTATTTAATGCTGCAATTCCTTTTTCTGTCATGTTTATTTCGGTAAATGCCATACCTATACCTGCCTTTGCTCTAAATTTAACACTTCTGCTTCTTGTAATGTGCAGCCACAATAAGCCATTGTTACTGTATTTTCAGTAGTAAAAAACAATACATGGGATTGCTTAATAGCCATTAACGATTCAATTACACTTCCAATGCTATAATTAGTGCTGCCAGGAGATATCTGAACTTCAAACTGATTAACAGCTTTAGAGTCATCAATATAGATTTCTCTTCCTGTTATTTTTGAAAGTATTAATTCCATACGATATGGTGTCATTGGGAACTTCGAATCTCTTGCTTTGTATATCAGATTCCTTCGCTCTTCATATACTAAATCCTCTCTCACCGCTAATCCGTATTTTTCTTCGTGATAACGCAATCCCCATGTGGCCGTTTCCGGGAATGCCTGAGAAATAAGTTCTTCAGTCTTACTCCTCGAATCCTCCATCTCCAATCCCATGACTTGGAACAACCATTTCCCAACATACGACTTATCATAATATCCAGATGTTACGGTTCCTAACATGCGCTTCGCCGTCTCACATGTAGGGAAATTTTCTAAATCCATTAAACGTCCCTCCTAACTATTAAAAATGATCTTATCGGTAGCTGCATACTCATATCCATCCAATACAATATTGTCTGTAGAGTCATCCATTCTGAAATTATCAAAATCAAGAACGCCACTTATATTTGACAATATCGCATGTACTTGATTGTAACGTACTAAATTACTATTTTTTGCTAAATAATAATACAAGATTAAAGACTCTTTAAAATCTGCAATTACCCGTTCCAGATTGGTACTGCTGTCAAAGACTAAATTCTCACATGAGTATGAAATCAGCTTTGTATCTGCTGCGACCACAGTAAGCTCTGCACATCCGGTCGGAAGGAGCCTTTTAGAACGGTCACTTGGGGAAACAATATGATTATATACATCTGTTACCAACTGATCGTTTGCCGGCTGGCCGTTAGAGTCTACCAAGGCCAGTTTTACAGTCCCCGGGCCGTTCCATGTCGGAATTACAATACAGTCCCCTATTCCCACTACTTCTTTCGCCCAACGCTTATAATCGCTGTCATTTCCGATATAGGAGGACCCCTCGGATTCGTTAGCTTCATTGATACGGATTCTAAATGCGTCATCTGTTTCCTCATCCGTGCCACCTGTGATCCTTTCTGCGTTCAATATGCTCGTGATTCCATCAATCGGCTTCAGCATAAGCGTAATGGTCCCTGCCAATACGTTTGAAACGGTTCCAGGCTCTTCTGCTGTAATGGGAAGCGTAACGCTACCATCCTCCGGTATCACTATACTTTCATCAACAATATAGGAAACTGACGGAGCAGAATCTGTTGCCTGCGTACATATGCCGAACCCTTTCTCAATCACTGTTCCGAGACTTCCCTCAATTGTCACGTAACCTCTTGCATATCCAGCCTCTTTTCTAGTAAGCCCTGCCTGCGACCCATGCAGGTCAAGCCATTCTCCCCACGCCCACATTGGGAACATAAGCATGAGTGTCTGAACCAGCTGATATTGGATTAATTCAGATTTTACAATTGCCGTTGGCATTGTGAAATCATACGGAAACCCACCAGGCATGTCATCTATATCATCCGGCAGTACAGCCATCATACGTTCATGTATGCTTTCCACATCATTTTCGTCAATAAATTCAGGTGCAACAAACTCTGCCATGCTATCAACCTCCCATCCCTATCTCTAAGTTTTCTATTTCAAATTCCTCATAGTCCAAGCCTTGAACCGTGAATGAACAATATAGGCTCCCAGAATCCCATGTGAATTCAAAATTCTTTACCGATTCCGTCCTTGGATTTACCATCAATGCTTCCGTTATCTCCCTTTCAACAACAGATTCCACAGCTTCATGAGTGTCTTCCTCAAAAGCTTCATCCATTTCCGTGCCTATCTCTTCCGGATATGCAAGGCAGGAATACCGAGGGGTATTTACTACTTTTACACACCACTGCATATATGCTTCAAATCCTGTTGCCTCTGTCATGCGACCGGCACCATCCATCCTGAAATCTCCGGTTTCTATATCAAAAAAGACACTGCGTTTATATTGTTCTTCTGCAATGTCTTCTTCTTCATCCAAGTCCGGCACATCAAAAACAGGAAATAATCCAATATCTTCATCCATGTAACACCCCTCCTATAATTCTTTTCCGGATGCAATTACACATATGACAACCGGGGTATCATGTACCCAGACAACAAGCACTCTGTCACCGGACTTCAACTTACTGTCTTCCCCTAAAAGTAAATGGTTCAAAACATAATCCTGCTTTGGGACCGGAAGCCTGAAAGTATCCGTCACCAGAGAACCATTCTTCGTTATCTGTCCAAACTCAAAGTCCTGCGGTGAAGCCGATTGTTCCCCCATCCTTTGTGCCAATACCCTTGCCAATTTGTTTACGCCAGGATTATTCGCCATGAAACCGCCTCCCTATACATGTTCAATTTCCATAGTCATAGTTGCATCATCACAATAGTGCCTGATAGAGACAACGTAAAAGTATCCCTTAATAAACTCTGTATTGACATGGATTTTGTCACCTTTCTTGATGAATGGCACATCCGGAGATTCCAGAGTAATTGTTCTGCTCGGCTTCCCATCTTCATCAAGTATCTTTTCAGCTTCCTTCTTTGCATCGGCAACACTATCATCTTTGGGCTTTACATATATCTTTTGCCTGATGCCATATTTAGTATCACCGTCCACGATTGCCTCCGTGCTGGATTTTCCATCATCATCCTCTTGCCCGATTACCTTTACCCTTGTAACCATGCCGGATATGCTTTGCTTATAGCTTACCATTTCTGTATTTAATGCCGCAAAATGGTATACATCCTTATTTGTTCCTCGTTGCAGCACCTGTACTTTCCCTTTTTCTGAGCGGATAAGGTACTTATTCTTGCTTTTTGTACTGGCTTCATCCAGTATTTCCAGTACGATATTGCTGAGTGTTTGATTTCTGTACGCCATTTTTGCATGTTCAATGTTTGGTCCTTCATATTTTGACACCGGTATTTTCCAGTCATTGAATATTTTCATTAATGCGGTCTTTGTACTCGTTCCTTTGCTGAAATAGTAATTGTCTTGGCTTTCCTGAAAGAAATAAAGGTTATCATATGCCCCAAACTCAAAATTGTTCTTCGTGTGATTACGGCTAACCTCCCAGTCAACAACCGTTCCTCTCGCTACCTCTTTCTTTTTTCCACCAGTGGAAACCAATATTCTGACCAGACAGCCATTTTTAATTATGGATGATACTCTTTTTCCTTTATATTTTCCATTACCCATAGTGCCGTTAATATGGGTTGCCAGTTCCCCTTTTCCTTCTTCCCATCCACCATCCTGTACCATGCCGGTAATGTCATATTGTTTTTTATCAGGAGTCAGCAGCACAAAGGTGTAAGATAATTTCCCTACATTAATCAATGTGCCACCTCCTATGCTGCCGGCAGGGTCAATTTCTGCCCTGGGAATATCAAACTGCCATTGTTTGAGCTTTTGTATCCCTTCTTCTTTGCCGTATCCTCAATGCTTTTTTTGTTCAGGCTGTATATCTCTGACCATCGGCTGCCATTTCCAAGTTTACTCTGTGCAATTTTCCAGAGACTATCACCGCTTATCACGGTATATGTTCCACCATTTTTTTGTGTAGAAGGACGTGAATTAGTAGAGCTTTTCTTTTTCTTCTTTTTCAGCTCCTTCATGGTTTTAATTTTCAGTGCATTGTACTGGGTGAACTCAATGGAATAAGCCAGATCACCGAAAGCACCTTCACTATTAGTCGTCAGCTTGGAAATGGTGACATCTATATTTATGTTCGTTCCAGTAACCAATAGTTTCAACGGCGTTCCTTTGTTCAGCCATCTTCTTAAAGTTTTTTCACAAGCTTTAGGTCCAGTCCATTTTCGGATGTAGCTTTGTTTTTTTCTGGCAGCACCAAAGAAAATACCATCCCATGAAACTTCAACGCATTCCTTGCCTTTCGGTAATTTGGATGTATTACCGTTTAACAGGTCATGAGTCTTATATTTTGCTGACCTGTTCACAGTAATCCTTTCCGGAAGGGATGGAAACGTAAAGGAATTTTTCTTGTTCCCGATTTCTTTCAAAGTTATATTCATCTCTTTACGCCTCCTTCGTTGGCATGTTGTTAAATACCTTTTGTAGCCGTTCTGCCAGTTCATCCCCAAGTTCATCTGCCATTTCACGAATATGGGATTTCAGCACTGACACAATGCTTGATTCATCGGATGCCTGTTCCCCGCTTATCTCAAATGTTGGGGACATGTTGACTGAAATCTGGATTCCTCCCATCCCACCCGTATTTGGGGAAACATTGCTTCCAGATTGACCTCCTGCATAATCAGGTGTTTCATCCTCACCATATAGGTCTGAGAACTCCTTATATCCTCTGGGTTGGCTTGAAATTGCCTTGCTGATATAATTTAAGTCCTCATTGTTTGAGAGGGAATTTGAGGAGGTTTGACCAATCACTCCACCGTTTGCATATTTCTTTACGCCTAGAAGTTCTCCTGCCTTTTCCCACAGGCTCAATCCTCGCCCTCTCCTTTTACTTCCAAGTGGGATTATTGCTTCCGGTCCGTCCTCACCAACCCAGCTAAGCAATGGACCGTTTACAATACTTCCTTCAGCGTTTGATGCGATACTTGCATTTACTGTTGCGGTACCAGAGCCGCCACCGGAAAAGCTAATTGTTGCCGTAGGATTTGCCAGCTTATAATCCGCTGTAATCGTTACACCTGTTGTCGTGTTAAATCCGGGTGCATAAGCGGCATCTATCGCTGTGCCAGTATTTGATTTCAATCCATCAATTGCAGAATTAATAGGAGACATATCGGTATTTGAAATAGCACTTCCTATTCCGTTTCCAATACTTGTTCCAAGAGGTCCCGTTATTTCTTCGAATGATTCCGCACTGGTTTTCGCTAGAATTGAATCTTTTATCGCGGATACCACATTTTCACCTAAACCATCAAAAGTTAAGAGATCTAAATTATTTAGTTTTGTTACAAGATCGCTTGTAAGCCATTCCGTGTCAAGTTTATCTCCCATCAATTCCTTGAAAATATCTTCCGGCATGGATTTTGCAAGTTCACCCATCATTTCGGCAATTGCTTGTTGCGTCTCTGTACCCAGGTTCTCCAGTCCAAGCCATTCCACTGCGGAACTTAATCCCTCTTCGGTTCCCCATGTCGTAGGGTCTACACCATTCGCCATTGCTTCTTTCATGGCAGCCCCTAACTTCTCTGATGTGCTTCCTTTCATTTCCGGGAGTATTCCGTCCAGTTCCTTTGCATATGCATTTGCAATTGCATCTAACTGGAAGTTTTCCATTCGAGTATTCATATCTGCAATATTTTGGTCATATGCTGCATTGATCTCTTGCCATTTAGTATTATACTCTTCAAGATCCATCGGGTTATCTGTACCTGCCCTCTGGGATCTCTCATAGTTAAGGTTTGTATATGCGGTTTCTGCTGCCTGTAAATAGCCTGCTTCTGCATTGGTTTTATATTCCTGTAGCCCTCCCTGCAGCTGCTTGAAACTATCTACCGTCATGCCGGCTCCGCCGAACTTTAACTCAAGGACATTAAGCTTCGCCTCATTTTCCGCATTAGAAATCTGATTCATGATACCCATAATTTTTTCCTGATATTCCGAAATAATCTTCTGTTCGTCCACATCGATAATACCATCTTCAAGGGCGCTGCTTACCGCTTTGGACAATTCATTCCCGTATCCATTCAATTCTTCCTGGATGGTGGCATACGTCTCGTCTATCCCGGACATGAATTCAGGGTTGCCGTCCGTCCCGAAGAGAAGGTCGATTGAAACTTTTGCTTCATAGTGCTTATCTTCCAAATATGTTAACGCATTCTGTACCAGTTCATCCATGCCAGCCTTATACGAATCTATCTCCGTATCATTTAACTTTAGCCCAAGACCAGCCTTCCAATTCAGTTTATCAATAGAAGAAATGGTGCTTTTTAAGTTTACCATACTCTGTTCTGTCTTCTCTGCCGCTTCTGAAAACCTTTCAAATTCCTGTATCTTATCTCCGTATACCAGTTTTTCAGACAATTCAGCAATTTCCTGCATGGAAAGTTCAATATCACCAAAGTGGGATTTCAGGTTTTTCCCTACCTGCTCTGAAAGAATCTGGCTTGCCTGCTCACTGGTAATCAACCCATTTGCAACATCTTCCACGGCTTGCTTCATTTCTTTTGTTTCATATTTTGCCTTCTCCTGTGAAATTGCCAATCTTTTTGCTGCATCTGCGGCCATTGCTGCCTTGAATTCCTCCGCCGCCTCCGCTTTCCGCAATTCTTCCTCATAGTTTTCCTTAATTTTTTCCCCACCAAGATATCCAACAATGCCTCCAATGCCTGCGCCGACCAGGGTTCCCACTCCAGGAAGTATCATTGTCCCAATAGCTGCTCCAGCCCCAACACCAGCTAGTTTTGCAGCTCCTGAATCCTGATACACCTTGGATTTTTTTGTATCATCTGTTGTAAAGGCTTCTTTGTAATCCTTAAATGAACTAAATAAGGTAGCTGCAGCTGCAACTCCTCCGGCTACGCTACCCGCCCCCAAAGCCGCAAGTCCTGCACCTGAAGATGCAACACCAGCTCCTCCAAGTTTAGCTCCAATGCTTGCAAGGCCTCCCATAAGACCAGAACCGGTCATCATGCCTGTTCCTGCAATTTCGGCCCCCGTGGATGCGGAACCAATAACCTTCCCAAGCAGGCCTCCCGTAGCACTCCCGGTCACTGCCTTTCCGATGCTGAAGGCTCCTTTTCCCATAGAGAGAAGAGGACTCGCTGCTTTTGCAATCAAAGCAGCCGATATCCATGAAGATATGTCCGGAGATTCTCCACCCGGTAGAATCTTCCCCGCACTGGAAAAGATTCCTTTTATGGCGTTCATAACAGCTTCTTTCACCGCTTCACCGTCAAATCCTTCTGCAAATCCCTTAGCGAACGAGGCACCTATGCTGGTGGCTTCCCCTTCAACCCCTGATACATCAATTCCAAGCAATGTCAGGATTCCGTTGGATATCCCAGTTCCGAGGCCTTTGCCTATGTCGCCCATCTTTTCTGCAACCATTGTTTTTCCGGTACCTTCCCACCATTCAGAAAACGGGTTTCCTATCAATTCATCCCAAGCAATTTTAATTTTTCCAAATAAATCAGCATCTTGAAATTCCTGGGTGTTCATCAAGGCAGATACTTTTTCTATCATGCCAGTGACCTTATTGACTACAGAATCAGCAAAATCACCTACACTCTTTTCAATATTTTCTGCCATCTGTGCAATCAATTCAGGGTTTTCTTTCCTCCACTGACGGAATTTCTCAAGGACCGGAGTAATTGCTGAGGTCAAACCGCTGCCGATTGGTTTCATAATATTGTTCGTCACAAAGGATTTTACCCCCAATAGCAAGTTGCTAAGGTTTCCTGACATCTTTTCCATCATTCCGTCAAAGCGTGAAAACTCTTTGGTTGCCTCTGGCCATATCTCCGTTATGCTTTTTCCGGATTTTGCAAGTTCTTCCAACCGTGTCCGAGCCTCTCCATTAATGGCTCCCATCTCCTGTAAGCGGCTTGTCATTTCCCCTATGGCATTACCGGAGGACATTGCATCATATAATCGGCCGACCCATAAAGCTACGTCTCCAAACTCCTGCTTGGTGCCTGAAGCTATATCACCAACCATTTTCAGTCCTTCCCCTGTACTCAGGGTATCCCCGGTAAACACTTGCAGCACTCTGGATGCCTCGTATATTTCATCACGGGTATATGGCGTACTGCCAGCAAATGTTGTAAGCTCATCCACTCGTTGCTTGGCAGCATCGGCGCTTCCAAGTAGGACCTCGAACGCCGTTTCTACACTCTGTTGTTCCATAATCAACTTTAAGGGCATTACGATGCCACCGGCAAAGCTAAGACCGAGGCCGAACATGCCTAAGACAGAATTTAGCCCTGACAAGATGCTCCGAATTGGGCTTGTTACCTTGTCAAGAACCCCTACCGTTATTCTCCATGCTCTGCCTGCCAGGCTTCCAACAGTGCTTTTGATTTTATCAATGACGGGAGATGCACGATCCTTGGCTTCAACGAGCAACTGGTATTTCTGTTTAACCCAGCCTGTCAAAGACTTTTGTGTCTTTTCAGCTGTCTTATCAAATGCGGATACCTTACTGCTCGCACTGCTAAAGGACTCTGACATGGACCTGCTGGAGTTTCTAACCTGATTGCTTGCCTTTACTGCACGTTGTTCTAATTTATCAAGTTTCCGGATTATATTATCCAGATCATCCGTATTGTCTATTACCTCAATCGGTATCTCAATCCTTATTATCTCTGCCAAAAAATACACCCCCCTTTCTTTTCTTTTGCTTCCCTTTCAATCTTTGCTACTATGCTGGCAAACATAAAGGCTCTTATGTTCGGCGGCTTTGCATAGTATTCATCCAGAGTGACTCCTGTCCTTACAAACAATTCGGACAACACGTACATACGGCCGCCCGAATCTATTAGTTTTTTATTACTTCCTCTAAATCAGAATCATATCCGGAAATCTGGTCAATGACGTTAATAACCCGGTCTTTTTCTCCTGCAAACAAAACGGCATCTATCACGTCCGTACCCGTAAGTATCTGTTTACCACCGGCACTTAAAGCGGACCAGACTTTCTGATTGTCCCATAGCTTTTCCCTGTCTTCTTCCACCGTTGCGGTATATATCAAGGAACTACGGTATTTCACGCTGTCCGTGTTTTCCGGCATCTTCATTCCAAGGTGTTTATTTCTCACGTATTTCGTATTTTTATTCTTGCATTTATCGTACTCCTCATCATCAAGAGGGCGCACCCTGAATGCGAATAAGACCTTTCCCCCTCTTGCTATCTCAATATTTTTTGTACAATCTTCATCAATTCCGGCTGCCTGAAGCAAACCGGAAATAATATCTTCTTCACTCATCAAAATTTGATTCTTTGTTTGTTCTTCCGTATACTCTTCATCTACCACTTCAATCTTCTCTTTATCTGCCATAAAATTTCCCTCCAAACCGGAAAGGGACACCTGGTATTCAGGCATCCCTTAGTCAACATGTTATTTCCTCAACTTTTTCTGTAAGTTCGGGGTAGCGTTACACTGGAATGTCCATGAACGCTTAACCAACTCACCCGGCGTAACATTCTGTAAATCAATGTCGCCATTCGGAACGCAATTACGATATACTATACGCTCTTCCGAGCCGTTGTCTCCTTTCAGGACTCCTGTGAAATTCCATTCCGGCACAACGCCAGTGTCCATAAACTTCATAAACTCCTGAATCAGAGTGTCATCCTCCACAACATACTGACTGAACGTTAGTGTAACCGCCGTACCATTTACTATGTTTTGTGCATTCAAAACCCCTACCGGCTTATACTCTGTCGTAGACACGTTTACTTTACTTGAAAACGTATCTACCGTGGCCAGCATTTGACCTTTGCCGTTGTATAAAGCTCCATCTTTACCTGCACGTGCGCTTCGTGCATCTACTACTGCTTGCGTATTAACAATAGGCATATTCTTTCACTCCTTCCTATTCTTATGCTGAGACATTTGTGCTGAACTGGAACCGGAACGTAAAGTAGATCTTTTCCGCAGATTCCTTGTCAATCACATCCATGCCAAAATATGCGTAGTTTCCATCCGACTGTATATCCGTGCCTTCGTATGCGGTACCGGATGTCAGGCTGCCCTCTGAAATCATGTTATTAATGATTCCCTGTGCAACTGATACAATTGCGGCCCGGCCATCCGCATCATTATCAACCTCACCCACCAATTCATCTGCTGCCGTCATGGAACGCTCAATTAATTCCGAACGTGTCTTTACCCTGCGGATTGTCTTCCAACCATCATCCAGGTTTTCTGCCGGATTAATCAAGGTGTTTATTCCGCAATCCAGCCAGATTTCTTTGTTGCTACTTAGCGTAATGGCAATGCAGCCTTTCAAAGGTGCCGCATTCAGTACCGCAATCGGCACATTTTCCAGTAGTTCCGTTGCTCCAATCAGAACCTTATGCGTCATGGAATATTTGCATTGATAAGAAGATACCAAGCCTGCCACCATTGCGGCCGTCTGGTATCCGTCAATAACTTCTCCATTTACCCTAACCTTTGGATTCAGTACATAATGCATAAGGTAATCATTAAACTCGACCGCATGCGCCATCTTGTCTTCATATGTTAAACTTGCGGTTGTCTTTTCAGCTACAAATGCAAGCGCAAACCTTGCGTTATCTGCAAGTCTTCGGACAAACGCTTGCAGCAATGCATGTACAGCCACGTCTTCCGTATCCACGACCATTACGTTCATCTTCCGGCTTTCCAACGCCTCAAACCCTGCACTGTAGGAATCAACCGTAACTGTAGGGTTTGTGCCGGCAGTAAATGCACTTTGTGATACTGCTGCTATCGTACTTGTTCCATCCGGAGCCGTTTTCGTAAAACTAAACTTCTCTGATACGGCCATTGCTTCTGCCAGTGCGGCCGCTTCATCACCGCCCTGCTCAATTTCATACTTTTCAAAAATCTTTGTCCCGTCATAAATAATAATTTCTTTTTTGGTTGCTTCCGTCAGTTTTTCCCTTACGGTAAGCGTGAAAGATTTCTCACCTACATATCTTGCAGTAATCGTTCCAATTCCTGTAAGAGTTAGCTTGGATTCCGAACCACCACTGCCTATGCGACAAGCAAGAACGGATACCGCACCACCCAGGAACAGATACTTGATTACATCCGTAGTCAGGGCATTTCCAAATACCTCCGTATAGTTGTTTTTCGTCACTTCAACCACAGTGTTTAACGGACCGAAGTCCGCTTTAAAGACACAACCGCCAATTCCTAAAATGGAGTCGGTACCAGTGGCATAATCCGTCCTGTCAACATTGTAATATGCCCCAGGCCTTGTTTTTGTCTCTCCGACATAAAATACTTCACCCATCCCTATTTAACCTCCTTATTCCGAAAATCATTCACAATTTTCTTTGCTTCACTTACCGTTGTCTCTGTCTTACCTGCGATTTTGAATGCCGCAATGATGCATTCCGGTCTCACCCTTTTACCAAATACTGTTGTTCTGGCAGCAAGGAAATCCTCAACCGTATAAACAGATTCTTCCGGAATCTGAACATCCGCATCGGTGGCTTTTCTCTGCGTCCCCGATTTTGTGCCAGTTTCCTTTTTGCCTGTTTCTTTTTCATCTGCCATTTGTTCTATCCTCCTATATTTTCATTTTCTACACCATGAAGTTCAATACCTTTGCTTTTGTAACGTAGCAATCCATAATGGCAAACCGCCATAATCTGCCCTTCAGTAAGATAGTCAGCCTTGTTGTTTGCAACCAGGCGTTTCATCCTCATGGGTGAGCCGTCCAACATCTTCACCTGACCGTCAAGGGACAGCTTGTTTGTCAGACCGGCAATCATCTTTTGCCTTATTTGTGCATCCGGATAAATTACATGTATCCCAATCTTGCAATCCATCCACACGACTGTATTGGTTTCCAACCCCTTTTCCATATTTTCAACACGACAGTAAAATACAGGCTTTTCAGATGCGACAGTATATTCTTCCAGTGTATCCAGACCAATCACAACGGTATCAGGGTACTGACCTTTGATAAACACCAGCATTGCCATAATCGGGTCTGGGTCAGTAGTTTCCTGACTCGGATATTCCAGGATATCAAATCGGATATCCACACCCTGTACGACTGCTCCTGCGGAATCAAATTCAAACCCATCCGTTCTCGCCCAGGTAAAACAATAAGGCGCCTCATTATCCGGCTTCATCAGCACGTCTTTCAGGCACCTTTTTATTTCATCTTCAAGATCATAGATTATGGTTGAACTTCTATCGCAATATAAGGCTACGTTTAACATACCTACACTGGAACGCTCTTTATTCACCTGCATGTCATATGTGTAACATATCCGTGGATACTGCTGATTCCCATTCCATCCCTGCTGCTTATCATCAGGAATTATCTTGTGGAAAATAGCCGGCTGTCCACAATACTTAGCCATTTTCGATGCTATGGACTCGTTATTTACAAACCAACCATTAATTAATTTTTTTAGCGTCATATCATTACCTCAAATTAAGATCAGCCAAATGGTTCAATGCCGATTCCTCTGATTCAAACACTTCTACACTTTCAAGATTATTTGACCATCGAATGTCCCATTTCAAGTCAGTTACTTCTTCGACGGGGATTATAAAGTGATTTGTGACATTAGAAATACCGGGATGGTACTGCACAATAATTTTACTCCTATCCACATGCGTGACAAATCCACTTTTCCCTTCAGGCCACAATTTGTGTTTTCCGTACATGAGCATTCCGCATTTAATACTTGAGATATCAAATTGCAGAACTTCATTTTTAACTATTAACATACTTTCTCCTTATATTGAACTAAAAATACTCATAATTTCCGGTACAGCTCCCTCAGCTATTTTATCTGCGAAGGGTCGTGCTGCCATCTTCCGGGTACCATCATTTACATACCCGGAATAATACGCACCGCTCTCCAGCGTTGGTACAATAAGTACACCACCTCCGCCGCCACTGACACCGCCACGAACGCTACCAGTCCATGCAAGCCTTAATCGGCCGCTGCGCCGGCCAGGTGGGCTCCCTGGAGGAGAAGGGCTTGGATTTCCACTGAGAACCTGCAATTCCGAATTTCTAATGGCATTTACCGCTCTCATTCCATTGGCAACAACTTTATCGTTTTTCTCTTCAACGACTTTCCTTACAGCTGCTCTCACAGCGGTGCCGGCACCACTCATTTTACATCATTCCTCTCTTCGACATAGTAGATAGTGTTGATACCAAGACTTCCAGGATCATCAACGAGTAGAACCAAGAACACCCTGTCTCCAAGAATGAGTTTATCTCCTTTTTTTGCAAAAGGTGTTCCACGGCTCACTATTGTATGAGTAAGCGAATGCTGATCCTGATCCCATCTGTGTTTCATGCGTTCGCTTTGACCAGTATCAGCATTTGCCAGAATACCTTTTACCAAGTTTTCTGTTTTTTCATACTTTGTGATTGAATCACCGTTAATGAAGTCTTCTGTTTTCTTTTCGACTACAAAATCTTTCCACAGATTCCCCGGTCTTAGATACATAAAGTTCATTGGTCCAGTCATGAGTCACACCCCACATCTTCCATAGACATCATGCCAGTATAAAAATACGGTGATTTATTTTCAGACTCTCCCAACGATGGTACGGAAATACTATTCTTTTTAATGTCCTCTTTTAGTGAATTATAGTCTTCACGCCACAGTTTAGCACGTTCACCAAATGAAAATGACAATGGACCAGTCTTAGTGTCAGGCTCATATGCAAAGCGTCTGCAAATACTTTCAAGACATGCCAGTTTCGCTTTTTTCCACTGTTTAGGCAGTTTAAACATGCTTAATACTACATCATACTCTTCATTTGTAAGGGCGGATGTTTCAGCGCCACCCTCAACCATGGTATCACCCAATTCAAACCTCATACGGTCTTTTCCGTTTTCAGAGATTTTTTCTGGTTCATAAGTATAAGTTCCTGCCATTACGCATCACCTGCGCTTTCCTCCAAATCTTCCATTTTCATTTGACCTGCAGATGTTTCATCCTCTTGATCTGTCTCCGATTCTTTATCCTCTGCAGGTTGTAACTGGGTCGCTCTTTCCTCCGTCACTATCTTAATTCCTTTTCTGGAATCACAGGCATTCAAGATAATCAATGTGCTTTCATCCTTAATCTCTGCAATTTCCTTTTCAGCCTCTTTTACGGACAGTTGCATAACACGGATCGCTTCTGCTATTGTCTCTGTACCCACTAATAACACCTGTGTTCCATTTTCTGTTGTAATAGGTACTGGAATCCGAATTTCGTCTTTTTTCGCTCCATACGGCTCTAATGGAGTGATTGCTTCTGCTACAACATCAAGTAATCCACTGTCAATTCCGGTTATATGTCCACTTTTCGTCAGCATTAAGACACGTTCCGGAAGAATTTCTCCCTCCGGAATAATATCACCGCATGCATATGAATTTCTACCTAAAGATATTGGCTTTTTGCAAACATAACTACTCATATAAGCCTCCTTCTATACACAATCTTTAAAGTACATAGCAAGTTCATCCGAGGTTTTTTTCATGTCGTATGCAATCAAACCTTCAACAAATTCTGTGTATTCTCCCTTTTCTCCATCATACTGGTTCATTGCGATCCACTGACCAGTCCCCAGCATATCCCAAGTAAAAATATATCCGGCAGACGGCTCATCGATCTGAGGTGAATTTGTCGTATAAGTAAGTAATGCACCTTTAGAGTCACAGATAAATTGCATATCCTCATCCATTCCCTCGTCTGCCGCATTATATGTGGAAGACAGGACAGACACCTCTTCAATACCGAACAGTTGGGCCAATACATTTTCATTAATTGTCGCCGGGTTTGGTGTGCTTCCTGAATATTTTACACGTTCTAAAATATCTGGATGTGCTTTAAGACCAAGGAATGCCTCATAACCTAGAGATAATTTATTCGGCTCCCTTCGTCCCATAAGTTTCATTTCCTTTTTCTTATTGTCAAAAAAGTGTACCGGATCGAAGTTTGCATCATTGAATTTTAAAAACTGCTTTCCGGAAGGACTTGAAGTTACACCTTCATATTCATTTTTCCATGCTCCAGGTTGAAAGAATGTTTCAGCAAAAATACGGTCAAGATGAATATCAATCTGTTCCGTAATCGTACGTACACGGGATCTTCTTGGATCAATTGCACCAGGCGAATTTGCTCTTTGAAAATCCAAGGTTCCTATCTGGTCGATTCCTAATCTGATCTGGTCTACCTCACATTTATAGGTTTCATCCTTGTGGCCAATGATTGCCGGCGGAACCTTTCCATATGCTGGCTTCCTT